CCCGACACATGTCGGGTTCCAGACGCTGACTCCCCTCGCAACCGAAGATGGGAAGCTGCCCGCAAGGGCGGTCGCCCCCCCCATCGTGGACACGCCCGCCGTTGTCCCCGTGCGGAGTCACAACAACGATCACGCCACCATTGGCGGCCGTGTCACGAGCATTAAGAATTCCACTAGGAGCCCCAAAGCCTATAAAGGTTACAACGAGGAGCTCCTACAACACATCATCCCCAAGGCAGGCGTCGGGGTCCCGTGGACCATCGACCGAGTCGTGGAAGTGCAGAGCAAGCCCAGCCAGCGAGCTAGGGCTGCACTCGCCCTCCCCTCCCTCGTTGCATCATCTTATTCCAATAAGGTCAAAGCCTTCATCAAAGCTGAGGCTTACTCCAACCCCACCGATCCGCGCAACATCTCGACCGTTACCACGGACCACCAGCTGGTCTATTCATGTTACACCAACCCCTTCAAGGAAGGTGTGCTGAAACACCAACCGTGGTTCGCCTCGTCAATGACACCCACCGAGATTTGCGACCGGGTCCGCGAAATCGCCCTTTTGGGCCACGGGGTCATCGCGTCTGACTACAGCCGTTTAGACGGCCATGTGTCAGCCGATGACAGAGAATTTACCCGTATGGCTTACATGCGTTATTTCGCGATCCCCCACCGTCCCGACTTGGCGCGAGTCCTCAAACAGGACGCCAACGTCCAAGGGACGACCATGACCGGAGTCAAGTATAACACAGGATCCTCACAGTGTAGTGGGTCCCCCGGAACCACCAACGACAACAACCTCGTCACCCTCCGGCACGATTATATCGCGCTGAGAGAGCTGGGAAATTCGTCCGCAGACGCATGGAAGCTGATGCAGACCCATGTGTTGGGCGCCTCGGACGACCGCCTCCGCGCAAATATCCCAGGGTTGGCAGCCAAACTAGAAGTCGTGGCAAAGTCCCTAGGACATCAGTTGAAGTCCCTCGTGTTTGAACACGGGGAGAGCATCCTATTCCTTGGACGCCATTACGTGAGCCCAGCTGCCACCAACTGCTCAATGCAGGACCCCATTCGCACTCTCGCGAAGCTCCACATCACGACAGCACCGAATACCGTGACTGAGGCCGACGCACTATACAACAAAGCGTCAGGCTACCTCGTCACCGACGCTAAGACCCCCATAATCGGGCCTTGGTGTGCTAAAGTGGTTGAGCTATTACCCAAACCTAGAGCCCTCCCCAGCCCTGATGACCAACACCGCATCAATATGGGCCCCTGGCCACAAGATGAGCCAGAACAGCTGAGGGAACTCATGTGTGAACTACTTGAGCTCACTAGTGAGGAGCTA